GATCTGGAGACGTTTCGGACCGTTTTGTAAGTAGTCCGCAATTGCATACTGGGCTCTCGTAGGATGTGGTAGGTCAAGTTGCCCCCATAATGCTTGTAGGAATAGTTTAAAGTCTTGTTGTAAGGCAGTTAGAGTATTCATTATAATTCATAATCCTTTGTACCTTGAGGAGAACGTCTATAAGGTGTTATTGTTCTTTGTTTATAATCATAGATATACCTATATCTTGTCTGAGCATCTTTAGATAAAGAGGTCCACCATGGATCTTTACTATTCCAACCACCAGGAGGTTTTTGTAAAAGTCCAAGCCATGCAGGTACTTCATTACCAGCTGCTACTCCTTCTTCCATATTCTTAGCTACTTGTTGACCCAGTGCTTCTTCAAGCATTTCTAAAGCTCTAACATTTTCTTGATCTTTGAAAAAAGCTGACCAAGTACGTACAAGTTTATCCATTACTGCTTTTTTCTTATTAGCAGATTGAAGTCCTTTAGTTTTCTCATAGTATTCAGCTAGCACTATTTTCTGAAAATTCTCTTTCCAACGTTGTGGTACAAACATTCCCTCATAATTTTGAGGATATAATTTCATATTAACCCATTCAGAAAGACTATTAGGAACTCCCATCTCTTTAAGTAATCCTTTAGGTAATTGATATTTATTACTTTTTTGATTATTTACAAATTGATATATTATTTCAAAGTTGCTTGGGTTATCTGCACCAATATAACCACCACCAATACGACTTCTATCTTTTACTGGTATCATGTGATCTTTAGCAAATGTAGTTTTACTATAATTAACTAATTCATCTACTTGCTTTCTTTCAAGATCCCATGTTGTAAATCTACCATCTACATCTTTAAACTGATATCTATATATCTCTACGCCATTTTTTACTGAAGGTGTAGTTCTAACTTGAATACCAGGCATCCATTTATCCATCATATTATTCAATTCAGTAATAGTAGCCACTATACCTTTACCTTTTCTCTCTCCTGTTCTTTTATCTATTAACGGTTCAAAGAAATCTCTTTTTTCTGCAAATAATTGTTGTGCTTGTAATTTCGTACCACCTTGCCTTATGACTTCATCTAATACTCTCTGATAGGTTAGTTTTGCATACCAAGTTCTTTCTTGTTGCGGATTATCAAATTTTGTAGCATTAAGTCCTAATTTATCGCTAGTATTTTCAAACTGAGTACCTTTCCAGCTAAAAAGCCATTCAGGAACAAGGTCATTACCACCAGTTGTAGTCATAAAGGTAGATGTCATAGTACCAGGTGTTGGTCTATAAAGAGGACCATCTTTAGTCTGTACTACTGTACTGCTACTGTATTTAGGTATTGTTTTAAATCTACTTAGATTATTAACTCCATCAATGATTTTACTAAGATTCTTAGCATCTGTCATACCTTTCTGCGTTACTGGTATCTGAACTTTCAGACCAGGCTTCTGTAATACCCAGTTTGGAGCTTGAGGTTTAACATTAGACATTGCAGCTCCAATACCACCAACTGTAGTATATATCTGTTGTAATGCTTCTAAATCTTGAAAATTCTTTGCATTAGCTACATTATATTCTGTATTATCTGGATAAAAACTTATTATAGGTTCCTTAGATGGATTTATTATACTTGTATTAGGTTTAGCATAAAACGTACCACCTTCAAAAGGTATACTAACTGTTTTCTTGAACCTATCTTTTTGATTAAAGAATAGACTACGAAGTTCTATTAATTCTTTCGGTGTGGAATCTCTATTTTTAAGAAACTCATCAATTGGTATAGGTTTCTTGTATTCTATACCTTCAGTATGATCATTGATACCTGGTATACCGAAATATCCCATATTTACCTCCTTTTAGCTCCTCCTCTTCCACGATTCGTCTTCCGACTCTCTGCTTTATAGGAGCCATCGGATTGCTTAGAAGCATCCATAGTAGACCCCTTACCTATTTTAAGACTAGCTCTTGCATCAGCGTGGTCTCGTTTATATTTTTTTGAATGAGCATATTTACCGCCTGGGCTATTATCTCGTACATGTTTAGCACGAGATTTAGCGTTTGTACGATACTGCTCTGTTGAAGTTTTTGCCATAAAGTCTACTTTGTACTAAGTTTGGATCTACTTGTGGAATGACTTTTGCTAATTTATCTAATGGCGTACCTTCATATGGTACTCCAGTAATATCATTTGTTTTCAGCCAGTCACAAGCTGCTTTTAAATCTTGAGTAGTAGCCTCGCCACTTTTAACTCTCTTTAGAAAGTCTTCAGTGACAAGGTTATGTAACTCATTAAACTTATCTTCAGTAGCCTTCTTAGGGATTACTGATACTTGTTCCATTAATAATCTCTATCATTATCTTTATACGCAATAATCATTAAAACTGATTCTTGACCAGATGCATTATTACGTGCATGTATCTTGGTGTTAGCTAGGTTAGACTGACTCCAAGGTAGTGCAAAGTTATATTTCTGACCTGCTGCTAAGAAGTAAGTAGTTGATCCAGAGGAATCATTAAAATTAATTCTAGCATCTTTATCTCTTACATAAATTTCTACTTCTCGATTAGCCCAAGGAATAGAAACATTCTGATCATTATCAGTACATGTTAACTGATAGAATGCTGCAGGTTCTCTGAAATTACTCCAGCTGTTATTACTCATAGTTATGAACTAAATAGTTTTTCTTTTACAATTTTTAATGCCTGATCATCAAGCTTGTTATCAGTTCTAGCTACATATGCTTCTAGTAGATCTACTACAAGTTTCTTCACTGAGTCTGACTTCAAGAAGGCGAAAAGGATGGGTTTGATAATTAATAGCATTGGTATAGTGGGGGTTAAGGTTTTTTATCTAAGGTGCCACGAGTGGACTTTGTTTGGGTTTTTCCGTAAACTTTGCTAACGGATTTAGCAGCTCCTTCGGATTTATCGGCTGATACTTCTTTGGACACAGCTGCTTTTGCTTTTGCCATGGGTATTTTTTCTTTATAGGTTTACACTGTTTGTTTTGTTCTGTCTTAATAACTTTATTAAAAGCTACTATAGGTACTACGTCTTCACACATATGATATACCCTAGAACCAGGTACTAACATAAAACCTTTCTGTTGTATCTCAGCACACTTTAAAGCACGGACAAGTTCATAATCTAAATCCATCTTTGCAGCATGTCTTCTAGCTATTGATTTACATATCTCTACTGTAGAGCCATCTAAGGGAACCATAAAATTAATCTGGAACCCCCAGTTTTCAGCTACAGTATAGCTTTGTTGCTCCATATTATCATCATAAGGAGTGGTATGATTGCCCATATAGAATGGGCTGAACGTCATTGTTGCACCGTTACAGGAATTATTTGCCCCGTAGACTTGACGACTTGGAGCTCCATTGTTTTGGAACTGGACGGCTTGATTTGTAACGTTTCCTGTAGCCGCTGCCACAGGGTTTGAAGTATTGTTGGTTTCTCCTTCACCAGCATATACAGGCACTCCTATTGTGAGAAGACAGAGAGCGAGGTAGTAGTAGCAGTAGTTTCTATAGTTCTTTCGATTTCTGTTACCTCTAGAACTTGACTGGCTGCTCTTGTTACTATTTCTAGTGAGAAATCGCTTCCTGCTGTTGTCATGTTGAATACGGAATCTGAATCCGCTATACCTCCTGAAGAGGTTGAGGTATGGGTTATATTGTCCCCAGACCATTTGTTTAAGGCTGACCCATAAGTTGTGGTGGTTATTTCCTCGGTTATCTCTTGGGTCGTAGTTGTTGTTGAGTTCATGCTTCCCTGGGTGAACTGGGGCGTGACTAATTCTGCTCTTGCCACCGTGGGTGATGCCAGCATTAAGAGTAATAACCATTTCTTCATTCGTCTTTTTTCTTAGTTGCCATAGGACAGTTAATTGGTCCTCCTTTATCTTTATTAGAATTACCTGTAGACAAGCCAAAAGTGGCTAATGCTCCCGTAAACACACTGGCAACGAACGTGATATCTGAGTTCCCAGCTTTCTTTATCATAGGAAGTTCTACATAATTCATAGTTATTATAAAACCAGACCAAACAACAACGCCAAGTCGGACGAATGTTCCTAGAATCTGGATTTGGTGTTCTTGATCCTCTGCAGCATCTTTCAGCTTTCCGAGGATTCCTTTTTTTTCTTCCTTTTTTCCTTCCATTTATTGACTTGAGATTGTAATTGTTTCTGTACTTTCTTCTTAATAGGTTCAAATAAAGATTGAGTAACAGTAGTTGTTGTTACTGCTATGACAGCTGTTGTTACAGCCGTTACCACTACCGCTGTTTCAGGTATTGGCATCTGTATATCTATTACAGGTATCTTTAAACTAGGTGGTTCAGGTTGTTCTGTTTTCTCATCATCTGCAGGTTCTGTTTCCTCTGGACGTTCTAAATCAGCTGGAGGGATGACCATAGGTTTATATGATGGTACTAATCCTCTTGGCTGTCTTAGATACATCTGAGGTATATCTAGAGCCTTGGGTAGGTTAGCTCTAGGTATATTTATCATGCTTCCTTATAAATTTCTACTTGGGTATACATATTTACCAAACTATCCCAGTCAAGGTAAATGCCGAATCCGTTAGTACCTTGGCTATTTTCACATTGATGTTCTATACGGAATGCAGTATTACCTCCAATAGTGACTCTTTTTATTCCTGTTGACCATGATTGAACGGTATCAGCTGACCAAGCTAATTCTGTAGTGCCTACATAAACATTACTATTAGTTACATCAACTAATCTACTCATGTGAGTTTGTACATCATATGCAGGAGCTTTCCATTTTATAAGATAAGAACCTGCTGCAAGTGTAAATTCGTTACTTGATATAGAAACAATACTATCTGGATCTTCTTCTGTATTTAGATCTCTAGTTCTCCAAGCACCATTATCAAAACTACCACCAGCAGTATCTGAAGCTTTTTGATCCCACACCAAAGCATAGCTAGAGAATAAACCTCCTAAGCCACCACCTGTTGCAGTTACAGTTCCTGTTACCGTTATACCAGCAGCAGTGGTGGTCAGTTTACTAGAGCCATCATGATATAAAACTACAGAGCCGTCTTCATAGAATCTAGCTAAATGTTCGCTCTCACCAGCATTTGTAAAACTTAGTGAATTACTTTTTAAAACTAATTCTCCTGTACCTGAATCTGCGATATATGATGCACTTCCATTATGATAAATTTGTAAGTCTCCATCAGCACCAAATGTAGCTTTAGTATTATCGTCAAATTCTAATGAATCAACTGACTCATCCCATCTGACATCTCTACCAGCATTACTTTGATTATCAAAGGTTACGTCACCAGTAAATGTACCGCCTGCTAGAGGCATTTTAGCGTCAATAGATGTATTAATTGCATTAGCAAGTTTATCTGCTGTCACTGCATCGTCAGCAATGTGTGCAGTATCTATACTTCCATCTGTATAATGTTCAGAGTTTATTGCATCGTCTGCTATCTTAGCACCTGTAACTGCATCAGCAGCAATATCATCTGTTTTTACTTCACCATCCTTTATACCTAAAGAATTGATTTCTGTTAATGCCATTAGTCTGCCTCCTCTACAGTGTTACCTTCAGCAACCCAATCCTTTAAATCTTGGTTATCACCATTACAAGTGACATAGATTTTATTGTCATCTTCTATACGAGCATAAATCTGCTCCTCTCCATCTCTACCTCTTAATGCTAATTTTTTGTACTTCATAATTCAGCTCCAGTCCATCCTATGTAATGATCATCTCCAGTTGATTGCATAAATACACATTCTCCTCCACTCATTCCAGATCCAGTGGTCCAAGTAAGATTACCAAAGTTTTCAGTAGAATTTGCAAAAGTAGGTACTGCACTGCAAGTAGTAGAAGAAGTTCTTCTTGCCAATTTATAATCACCTGCTGTACCAGTTTGTTCTAGTCCTGTAGGTTTTGCCCTCATAGAAACAGGGAATTGAACTGCTACATCACCAAAAGAGTCATTAGCTGCAAAACCTATTCCAAAGAAATCATTATTAGCCAAAGTCTGCCTAAAGTAATAACGTTGAGATCTTCGTAATTCATCAGCATAAGATCTATGTTCAAAGTTAGTGACATAATCTCCAGCTTCTAGTTGAACGCCCGTCAAATAGAAATTATTAGCAGTATTATCAGCACAATTAGCTTGACCTGCCACTCTATTAGCATTTGTAGGGCTACCCCAAGTTGTAGCCAATGTCCCACTTGTATAATCCGTACCCGCCGCTAACCACCAAGCAACAGTTAAACTTTTTGCATTATCATTATCAAAAGCGCCTGTTGTATCTTTTGATATTATTAATTCTTTTTTCTCCCAAGTATTAGCACTTGAAACTGTATAGGATTTAGAAATATTCCTTGTATTATCAGCATCTTGTAGTTCAACAATATGAGTACCAGTTTTAGGAGATTTTACCCAAAAAGATAAAGCAAAATCCTTAGCATTTGCAGTACCTTTGCAGAATCTCTGTAAATCTTGTCCTTCTAATCTTTGATCTATTCTTGCGTAATCTGTTCCTGAAGGTGAAGCATCCGCAGTTGTCACGTCACATTTAATACTCTTTGCAAAACCCTCACCTGTTGGAACATCAGTATCTTGTGAAACAGTCCATGTACCTAAAGTACCTATATGAAAGACAAAACGATCTACGGGGAAAGTACCTGAAGCTGTTACTGAAGCAAATGACGTTCCTCTCTGAGCAACTTGCATTGCACCATTAATTATTAAATTTCTATTACTTAAGTTATTAGTGATATTTGCAGTACAGGTTTTATCAGAAGCTGTAAAGGATATGGCATCACCAGTACCATTAGATGCTCTTATTGCATTGACATTTAGTTGACTCATCCTGCTACCTCCATAAGTGTAATCCAGCTAACACCTCTTTCAAAAACATCACTATCTGTATCTGTATCACTTCTATTATAAAACCAATCTCTATCAGCTGTATGACACCTAACTTGTACTGTATAAGTAACCGCACTTGTCGTAGCAGGTGCATCAAGATAGTTAGAAACTTGACCTACATGTGGAGTTGAAGAATGATCTCCACTATAATAAGTCTCAGCAAGCATTGTTAAAGTAGAGATTCTTGATCCTGCTGCTGGTGCAGTAATTGAAGTAGTTGCCCCACCACTTATAGCTCTTTTAACTTGAAAACTAGTTAAATGCTCATTTGTTTCTGATTCACCAAAGGCATGGAAAGTCATCAATATTTTATTTGAAGACGAAGCTGGAGTAATACTTACATTAAGATTAGGTATATCATAATACTGATTAGCTGTAGCAAGGTTTACCGATCCAGTTGCGGTAGTTGTAGTATTTACAACTTGAAGAATTGCTCCAGGTGTAGTTGTTGTTCTGATCACTCCACCTGTTGTTGCATCAGGTAAGGTGTAAGATAAATTTGCATTACCTGTTGTGGAAGCTGGACCTGCAATGGCTACGCTTCCTCCGCCGGAATCAGCGGCTATTTTTACTTGTGCCATTATGTCCTCGTTAATAATTGTCCAACTCCTACATCAAACCCACTATCTCCATTACAACGACATCTTAATGTTGTTACAGTACCACCCATTGCTACTTGTCCTACAACTAAACCGCCTCTATCGCCAATTCTATTTGATCCAGCTTGTCCATGAAATACCCAATCATTATTATTAACATGTATAAAGGTACAAAAGCCGTATTTATCATTACCTGTATTAGCATCAATCTTAAACCGAATCATATCTGTAATATTTTCGGAAGATGGATTAGCATTATTATTTATATAAGATGCTTTACATTCATATCCCGAAGTTTTAATACCTGAACTTGTACCTAATTGGAAACATAAATCTTCGTTTCCAGATGAACTTACATCAGTAAAAGATAGAGTAAATTCTGTAGCATCTGCAGGTATAGTTAAATCTACAACTTCATTTACTTGATCATTAGGAAAACTGAATGCAGTATTTCGTGTGAATGGGCTTACTCCAGTAGCCTTTGCTGATGTTACTGCATTATCTGCAATTTTTGCTGTTGCTACTGCATTTGCAGCCAGCATATCTGTGTCTACTATACCGTCAGGCAATCCGCCTACGGCTATTCCTCCGATAGTGTTTGCACTACCATTTAATACTAATGCCATTAGCTAATTACCCAACGTCCGTTTACAGTTACAGTGGCGTTTAAAGTTACAGGACCAACACTGTGCGCCCCTTTAGTAGATGCTATTGTATAATCATTACTAACAGTTAAGTTATTTTCCCACATCGTACCATTTGCTGTAGCAGCTACAACATCAGCCCATTCAGGATCATTAGCACCTATCTTAAGATATTGACCTTCTGTACCTTTAGCAAGTCTTGCATCAGCACTAGCAGCTCTATATAATATATCACCTCTAGTTGTTAAAGGTGTAGTATATTGAGCTGGTGTAGCCCATGTAAGACCACCTGTATTACCAGATTGCTTCTGTAAATACTGACCATTAGAACCAGCATTACTAATTTGAATCCTAGCTTCATCTACAGCTTCATCAGCTATATGTTCTTGAGCTACTGCATCGTCAGCAAGCTTAGTACCATCTATTGCATCTGCAGCTATCTTAGCAGTAGTAACTGCAAGGTTTTGTATCTTAGCTGTAGATACTGTATTATCTCCTGGTGTAGGAATACTTACAGCAGAACCAGATTGAACTATAAAACAAGTTGATCCAGTTGGAGGTGCTGTTGCAAATCTAATTGTATCAGCATCTGTTAAGTAGAAACCTTCTCCAGAGCCACTCCAAGAACCAGCATTTGGTTTTTGTACAACTCCATTTAATACAATCATTAACTGATTGACATTAGTTACACTAGCTGCACTACCAGAGTTAGTAGCTTCTTTTAAATCAAAGCTTGTATCACTACCGTCAAATGTAGCTGCTGTAGTTGTACCAGCATCAACTGCAACTAAGAATTTAAAGTCTCCAGTTGATGTAACTTCTTTCCATGCTGAAGTTGAAGAATCATAAACCTTCATCTTATCAGCATTAGTATCATATACTAAATCACCTTCATCATTATTAGATCCAGGTTCTCCAGCATTTACACGATACCTAGCATTGAAGTCATTTATATCATCAGATAACTGTTTAACATCAGATTCAGCTGCTAATATCTTATGATAGTTATATGTATCACTAGACCCAGTTGATGTGACCATAAGACCAACACCACTAGCTAATGTTTCACTATAAAGACTAGAAGGGAAGTTATTAATTGTTACATCATCAGATCCGCTACCAGTTTTACGTGCTGTAGTAGATACACCACTACCATTAACAACGATACCAGCTGCATCTGCAATACTAATTACAACACCAGAAGCTGGTTGTGTAGTAGGAAAGCTATCTTCATTAGCAATAACTTCTAAACCACCTATGGGAGCAATTTGTGCAGCAACATAATCAACGACAGCTCCTGAAGTTGGGTAGTGAGCATCACTGTCAGATATAGTTGTTTGAACGCCTTTACCGTCAACCACTGTATTAATTTCAGTGAGAGTAGCAGTAAGAGCAGTACCCCCTGCGAGAATAGATGCAGTACCTGACTGCATACCAGCAAGCGTTGTGAGTTCAGCATCGGCTATATGATCTGTTGTAACGGCATCATCTGCTATTTTAGCTTCAGTAATTGCATCTCCTGCTATCTTAGCAGTAGTAACTTGTGAGTCAGCTATATGAGCTGTGTCTATAGAACCGTCTGTATAATGTTCAGAGTTGATAGCATCGTCAGCTATCTTAGTTCCATCTATAGCATCAGCTGCTATTTTAGCTGTAGTTACTGCTCCATCTGTTATTTCAGATGTAGCTATTGCACCACTAGATGCTGCAGTTATTCTACCTTGAGCATCTACTGTAATATCAGTAGCAGTATAAGATCCAGCAGTTACAGCTGTATTAGCTAATTTATCTGCTGTTACCTGATCGTCGGCAATATGAGCAGTATCAATGCTACCATCAACATAATGCTCAGAATTAATTGAGTCGTCTGCAATTTTAGCTCCTGTTACTGCATCTCCTGCTATCTTAGCTGTTGTTACCTGACTATCTGCTATGTGTTCAGTATCAATAGATCCTGCTGCATAGTGTTCAGAATTAACAACATCATCAGCTATTTTATCAGCAGTAATAGCATCATTATTTATCTTCGCAGTAGTTATAGCACTGTTAGCTATATCTCCTGTCGCAATAGTTCCATCTGCTATTATTGTAGATGTAACTGTTCCTGTATCTCCTGTGGTTACTACTGTTCCTGTTACGTTAGGAAGAGTAATTGTACGATCAGCAGTAGGATCAGTAACCGTAAGAGTGGTCTCATAATCATTATTTGTCGCACCTTCAAATACAATGGTAGTATCTTCTCCCATGTTCAGATTACCGATCATGGTTGAAGTACCTGTATTCTCAAAAGATCTATTACCTATCTCTTGAGTAACATATAAGTTTTGGGTGAAGTTATCATTTAAATCTTCGGATTTAATAGCAGACCCTGCATAGAAGGTGGCTGTTAAATTGTCAACATTCGTGTCTCTTAAGATTTTTATC